AGCGCTCCCACAGGTGCGCCGCACGCGCGACATGGGGTACACCGTGCCGCTTGCCGTTGTGCAGCACGTACAGCGGATGGCCGTTGATCGTGCGGGTGTCGCGCGCGGCTTGCAGGATCTGATCGATCAGCGCATCGCCGATGTTCTCCATCGTGCCGACCATCGCGCAGTCCCAGTAGCGCGCGAGGGTGATGCCCGCGACGCGCGCACAGTACTTGTAGGCCGCATGGTGCGGCTTGTCGCCGTCGTTGTAGCGCCGGTAGTAGAAGCGCATGAACTTGTTCCACGCGAGTCCGGCCTCGCCGCAGCCGCCTTCCTTGACCAGCTTGCCGACGCGCGCGACATCGTCAGCGCGCCGTCCTTCCCACAGCAGTACAGGTCTGGGGTTGCTCACGATGCGGCCTCCACGCGCACAGGTGCGCCATTGACCCAGCGGTAGTTGACGGGATCGTCGGACTCGACAACACGCGTCTCGCGCACCGCGAGCCAGCGCGACATGAGATCCGCCACGTTCTGCTCTGCCTCTTCGCGCGTGGCGAAGCGCAGCGCGTTGCCGTACCAGTTGCCGCTGGCGTCGGTTTGAACTTCGGGTTTGTAGCTCACGATGCGGCCTCCTGGTTGCCTGGTTTCAGCGTCTTCAGCATCTCGACCAATTCGGAGGTGAAGATGGCGAACTTCCCGCGTTCGTCGTAGCGCATGTAGTGGCGGGAATCTTTCGCGCCGGTGCGGGTGCGCCTGATCGTCAGCGTGAAGTAGTCGTCCTGAAAATTGTAGGTGATCTCCGCGAGTTGCCCGAACCGGCCCGAATGCTCAATAGCAATCGTGCCGGTGTTGGCCCACGCCTCACGCGCGAGAGGCTCGAAACCGTGCGCCGTTATCAGGTCGCGCACGATGCCGATGATTTTCTTCTGCGATTCAGATGCCATGTTGCGGGGCTCCGGTTAGGTGAAAAGGTCGATGTTGTTGATCCACTTGATAGCGGCTTCCTCATTCCTGCCTGCGTGGCGGAGTACGGCTTTGCCGTTCACCCGCTCGCGCAGATCCCACGCCTCGACTATGTCGAAGGTGCGATTGCCCAGACTGCGTTTCACGTTCTTGCTGATTGCCCAGCGCAGACCGTCAGTCGAAGTCATGCGTTTCTTCGCGCCGTCCTGCGAGACGCACGATGCGGCGCGCAGGGTCGAGACGCGATAGTTCATCTGTGCCATCTATGCGGCCTCCTCTTTCACGGTCGCGCGCGCGATCAGTTGCTGGATCAGCCACGCGCGCACGCGCGCCATCGTCGGGCCATCAACGTCCCACGCGCGTACGTGACCGCACAGGCACAGCCCCTGATCGATGGGTGTCATGTTGAACTCGCGCTCGCGTCGGCTGTGCCAGTCGAGCAGCAGCGTCTCGACGTAGTAGCGCCCGCCGGTGAATTGCCCGCGCTCGCCGAACGTCTCTTTGTCTGCGGTCGCATCGTAGAACTCGACCTGCGGTGCGCCCTCGACGGTGAGGCAGTCATTGAGCCCGTAGCGGTCGCCCGCGAAGATGACGCGCACGTTGAACTTCCCGAATTGCTTCATGGCCTGGTTTCCTGGTTGGTGGACATGTCGCAGACCCACAATGTGGTGCCGCTCTTCTCTGCCCAGAACTGATCCGCGTGCTTGCGCCATTCGCCGCCAACATCGTGCCGGGGCTTGGTGCGGTACGCGGCGAAGTAGCAGTCGCCGATGCTGTAGACCATGGGCGCGACGTATCGCTGGTAGCGGTAGTCGCGGATCGATTCGATGTCGGTCGAGAACGCACCCGCGATGATCGCGGCCGCGCTGTCGCGCCTGATCGCGCGGGTTATGTGGCGGATATCGTGTTCATTCATTTTTCGGTGTCCAGTGGTTGCGGTAGACAGTGCTGATTGTAATCGATCCCGGCGGGAAATGGTATCGCCTGGGAATTAATTATTTGCGGGCCTCTTGTTCCTGATGGGCCAATTCGGCCTCGACTACCCGCCGGTAGCTCTCGCCCCATGGCTCGCCCGAATCGAAGGTGATGCCCGACAGGGACTGGCACAGCGCGCCGTCTGCGCTGTACAGGAAGCAGTGCCACGCGCCGTGTTCATCGCTGTCCTGATCGCGCTCCCACGCGAATCGCCAGCCGTTGTCGCGAGCCCATTCCTCCGCGCTCGCGAGTAGCTCCGCGCACCGCGTGCGCCCGGACAAGGGTGATTCCGGCGGCGAGTAGGAATAGCCTGCGTGATCGAAAAAGAATCGCTGGCGTGCGTTCATCACTTCGCTCCCTTATTGGCTCGCGCGGCGGCGAGAAACTTGTCGAACAGTCGCGAGTAGCGGTCCACCTGATCGCGCCCCGCGCTCAGGAAAAACCAGACCTTGGATTCAGAGCCCGCGCTCGGGAGCGCGCCCCATTGCCGCGCGTGGCGCACGTCGAGATAGGCGTGCCACGCTGCGCGCTTCGCGGGATCTTTGGGCGCGCTCGCGTATACGGTCCAGACCTTATTGCGCCGGTAGACAATGCTCGCGAGTGCTTCGCGGCATTCATCGTCTAGCAGGTGCGCGAAGGCGTGCGCGTTGACATAGTCGCGCGCTGTATCGAATCGATCAGTTGTTTTGATGGCCATGTTTCTATGCTCCCGCACTACATGCTTTTGCGTGACTGATTGCCAAGTCTGCGAGGCACCGAACCTGTGCTTCGCAGTGCCGCGCGCGTGCCTCATACCGCATTGCACAGCCGCGCGTATTGGTAACGCGCGCAGACTTCGCAGCCGCGCGCCATGCACGGCTGCGCTGCGCCCAAAATACAGCTTGGTCGATGCCCTTCATTTTCATTTCCTGGCTCCCTGGGTTTGTGCGTTCAGTAGCGTCAATCGGTCGCGCACAGCGTCTAACTCCGCGTACAGCTTGCCCGCGTACGCGTCGCGCGCGTCGCCCTGTGCGGCGATGGTGGCGTAGATATCCGCCCGCGCGCCTTCGCACGCTGCGCGCTCTTTGCGAGCCCACAGCGCGCTATAGCGGGGATAGTGGAACGCGTACGCGGTTTCGTATGTGTGCAGCATTAGCGGGGCTCCGGGCGACAGTAGGACAAGAATGCGGCGCACGCGCGCGGATAGTGGAACGCGCGGATATAGCTGATGCGATTGCCGCGCATTTGGATTGCGTGCAATCGCGACAGATTCGGATTATCCGGGCCAAGCTTGATCCATTGCCCGCGCTGCAAGCGCAGGCATCCGGATTCAATCTGCGCGAGTGTAGTTGCATCCCATAGGTCTACGGGCGCGATGTAACGTGGCATAACGTTCTCCAGGTTTCCAGGTTAGTCGGCAGTCAATCGATCGATCATACGTTGCCTATTGCGCGCTTTGAGACGCCACGCCTGCGCCATATGCGCCCGCGCGTGTCCGCGCAATGCGGCGGCATCATTGGCATACCCTGCCACGCCTGCGCGCCACGCGAGCCTGTGCGACTGGCGCGCGTGCATTACATGGAATCGCAAAGCTTCGACGTACGCGCGTGCGCTCTCGAAAGTGTGCATAGGTTTCCCCTAGTTAGTTGTAATAACGTTGGCGCAGTAGCCACAGGTCCAATCGATAGAATCGAAGCTTGCGCGGCAATCCCTGTGCGCGGGCATGGCGGATTGCGCGCAGTAGCCACGCGCGGCGGAATCGGTACTCTTTAGGAAACATGGTCTGTGCCTCTAGTGAACAGCGATAATGATATCGACGTTGTTGAACCGAACCGAACCGCAAGCATGGTCGCCATTCGGCAAGCACGCGCCACACTTGCCCGGACACGTAAAAGCTTTGCGCCCGTACGCTGCGCGGAGCGCGGCATTAGTCTCCCGCGTACCGTGATCGCGCGATTGCACGCGTCGCCCTATCGACACTGCGCGGAATGCGCCGCGCGCGTATGGGAGCGATGCCGCGCGTGCTTCGATATCGGGCGCGTATCGATGCCCACCGCTAAGGTTCAGCAGGTAGTTGGCGGGCATCGGCTCGCACGTTGTGAGTAGCTCTAGGCTTTTGCTGTATCCATACGCGCGGATCGTAGGATTCGCGACAAGCGTATCGCGCCAGAATGCGACATCCTGTGCGGTTCGGAAATCCCCATCTACATACAATCGAAGCGTGCAATCGCTGAATGCCGCTAGAGCATTCGCGATAGTCGCGCGCCCATCGGGCGATTGGAGTAGCCAAGCATTCTGGCATTGGCGCGCGAATGCTGCCGGATAGCGCCATGCGCGGAATGAATAGCACCATTCGAGGCACGCGCCCGCGCCCGGACAGAATCGCGCGCCCGGCAGACTGCTAAACGCTACAAACGGTAGCTTGTCATTCCCATCGGGAATGAAAACCTGGAACCCAGGATTTCCCGTCTCGATCACGCGCGCCAGCACGCGCAGAAACTTCCGCCATTGTCTGCCAATACGCGGAACGCGACAGATAGTGCGAATCGCGCGGAGCGCTCGCGCGCTGTCATGGTCAGCGATTGCCTCGCACAGTGGCGCGAGCATGGCGCGCGATACTGGTACAGGCACAAGCTTTGCGGGCGCGGCAATGTTCGTGCTGATCATGCTCGCGCGCTCCGAATGTAGGCCAGATACTGGCGCGCGTGCTTGTGCGAATCGCACCATATGTGATGCGCCAGCGGGAAACGGTATCCCATCATTGCGCGATAGTGCGCGAGTACGCGCAGTGTCGCGCGGCGTTCGGTTCGGTATTCGCGGAGTGTCATTTGCGGGGCTCCAATGTTGTGCGGGGTTAGCGGCTCGAATGGCCACTGCACAACGTGCGACGCGCGCACGCTGGCCAGTGGTCACGCGTCTACCGCGCGCACGCTACGCACGGGTTCGCCCGCGTGCATCAGCGTCACAAACTCGCCCGCGCAGCGTGCGCGCGGGTTACGCGTCGCGCGTACGTACTCCGCATAGATGTCATCGGCCATTGCGGAATCCGCGCCGGTATAAACCGTCCCGATGTTGCCTACGATGACAGCGTACGCGGGCGTCGCGCGACAGTGGCGCGCGTGCTGTGCGAGGCATTTGTACGTTAGCTCGCGCGTGCAATGCGGGCACTGTGCGAACAGACGCGAGCCCATGCGCCGCACCATTGTCCCGCGCGACGTACGCGCGCCACTGTGCGCGGGCAGTGGATTGATCCACACGGTAACCCCTTGGATTACCGTGCGCGGATGTCCCGCTATGGGAGCCCGTCCCGATGGATAGCCAAGCATGGTGATTACGTCGCGAGCCCACGCGTTAGAGGCATAACCGTATTTGTGAGTCTTAATCATGGCGAGTGCTCCCTAGATTTTCGCGCGTGCTGCGCGGATGAATTCATCGATGCCCGACATTTCTGCCAGTCCCAAAATCCGCGCAGCCTGTGGGACTGCGTCCGTTCCTGCCAGACCCTGCGCGATCAGCCATCGGGCAAGGTTGGCGAGTGCAGTTACCGTGTGCAGGCTCGCGGGGCATTTGCGCTGTGCGTTCATTCTCTCTAGCTCCAATGTTGTGCGGGGTTAGCGGCTCGAATGGCCACTGGTCTGCACTCGCGCGGAGTGCAGGCAGTGGTCACGCGACGCGACGCGTGGGGATTGGCCAGTGGCGCGGGGCGCGCTGGTACTGGACAGCGTGAACGCGGAGCGCCAGATACTGGCGATAGGTTCGGCATCGGGATGTTGCGGGCATGTCATCGATCCTTTCGTGAGTGTGGGTTAACGGTTCTTCCGCCGTCCCTTTCGGGCAACTCGGAATATAATCGCTGTCCAGTGGATACACAATCACTTTGTGCATTATTACCTATCCTGTGGGAATGGCATGGTTTCGCTGTGACATTCGGTCGGGATTCTGTGTAAGTGATAAACAGGAAAAGAATCGCTCCCAATGGAGAGAGAGAGAAAACACATTACTTTCCCGCACGTAGAATCCCGTCACACTTCGAGCTAATCCCCTATCCATACCGTGTAATCGTGCTTCATCTATATACCAGTGGCGCGGCAATCCCCGAACCCCGCGCCAGTGTCACACTACCCGCGCATTTGTCACACTTATCCACAGGGTATATGTTAACAATGGGAAGGGTTATCCACAGGGTCTAGAACCGCGTGGGACGCGTTGTGGCGCACGCGAGCGCTACCCTGTACCCCTAGCAGGGGTAGCCCGCTAGCGCGCGTTTGCGAGTCATTCTCATTTGGAAATTCCTGTTTACTTTCAATAGGTTACACGCTTGTCTTTTAATGACATACCAGTGGATACATTGGGCTGTACTGATAGTGCCTACTAACCCCGAACCGCGTACCAGTGGAGCGCGAGCCCACAGCTGTGCGCCAGTGGCGTGCGACAGTGAGTTGGGCTACTGACCCGGAGTTAGTCAGTTGCCTGACTTTCCAGGCCGGTCCTGGCATCCAAATCCGCCGCTCTCGATATAAATAGCCCCCGGCACGCCATTTTTATTTTTCTGGAGAATCACAGACCCACTGGACAACCGATCTTTTGGCCCGCCCTTCCCCCGTGATTCCCCGACCCAGCGATCCAGTGCTACCCTTCGCAGCCATGGACTACCCAACCTGGCTCTCGCTCGAAGCCCTCGAGCCCGACCCGAACCCGGAGAACACCGTTCCCCCGGCACTCCCGCACGCCCTCGAGCGCATCCAGTCGAACGGCTTGCCCGACTGGCTCTCCGCGAACGCCCCGGACCCCAAGCCCTCGCTCGCCGCGCGCCAGATGCTGCACATGACCTTCGAGAGCCTGTTCCAGTACATCCTCGACCGGCTCGCGCTCGGGCACATGCTCGAGACGATCCTGCTGGACGACCAGCGCGAGCGCGTGGCGCAGCAGGCCCACCAGATTGACCAGTCGCAACTGATGCGGTGGATCACCCGCGACCCGGAGCGTCTCAGCCAGATGCACGAGCACATGGGCATCGGGGCTGAGTTCCTGATGTCGCAGACGATCCCGATAGCCGACGCGACCGACAACGAGCTTGAAGACGTTCGCCGCTCCGACGTACGCATCGCCGCGCGCCAGAAGCTGGCCGCGAGCTACGCCCGCAAGCGGTTCGCGCCGGCGGCTACCATCGACGCCACCATCGGGATCTCCATCACGCGGGCGCTCGCCGACGCCAACGACCGACTCAGGGACTACCGTCCTGAGCCGCTCGAGGTCGTCTCGACCCAGCGTGGGCGGCCATCACTCGAGCGCGACGAGCAGGACTGATGCCCTCGCAGCCCCTCTATGAGGCAGCCGGCGAGCAGGCTCTGATGACGCGGCTGTGGTCGCCGCAGATCGCCAACGACCCCGAAGCGTTCGTGCTGTATGCCTACCCGTGGGGCCAGAAGGGCACGCCACTCGAGAAGCACCGGGGGCCGCGCCGCTGGCAGGCAAGAGCCCTGCGCCGGGTGCGGCGTACCATCGAGACTAACCTCGCGCAGGACGAGGCAGTCAGCCTCCAGTTGATCGAGTACGCCGTCTACGAAGCGTTGCAGATGGCCCGCGTGAGTGGGCGCGGGGTGGGGAAGTCAGCCTTCCTCAGTTGGATGACGCACTGGTTCCTGTCCACGCGGATCGGGTCGACCGTCATCATCAGCGCGAACAGCGAGCCGCAGTTGCGCTCGGTCACGTGGGGCGAGTTGGCGAACTGGACCGCGATGCTGATCAACGCCCACTGGTGGGATCTGACCGCGACCCGCCTCGCGCCCCAGACCTGGATCGCGGAGCTTGTCGAGCGGGATCTCAAGAAGGGCACCCGCTACTGGGGCGCGGAGGGGAAACTCTGGACCGAAGAGAACCCCGACAGCTACGCCGGCACGCACAACCCGGCGGGCATGATGGTGATCTTCGATGAGTCGAGCGGTATTCCAGATTCAATCTGGAAGGTCGCTAAAGGGTTTTTCACCGAACCGACCCCGAACCGATTCTGGATCGCGCTCGGCAACGGGCGGCGGAACTCGGGCTACTTTTTTGAGTGCTTCAACGGCAAACGCCAGTTCTGGGACAACGAGTCGATCAACGGGCTCGATGTCGAGGGCACCGACCACCAGATCTACCAGCAGATCATCGATGAGTTCGGTGCTGACTCCAACGAGGCTCGGATCGAGGTGTACGGGGAGTTCCCCTCGCAGGGCGACGACCAGTTCATCGGGCGCGGGGTGGTCGTGCAGGCCCAGAAGCGACCGGCCTGGCGCGATCCGACAGCCCCTCGGGTGATCGGCATCGACCCCGCTCGAGGGGGTGCCGACTCGACCGCGCTGGTGGTGCGGCAGGGACGCGACCTGATCGAGCTTCGGACCCGGCGCAGCAACGACACCATGGCCCTCGTCGGGTGGGTCATCACCGCGATACAGGAGTTCGACCCGGTCCTGACCGTCATCGATGAGGGCGGATTGGGGTACGGGATTCTTGACAGGCTGAAAGAGCAGGGTTACAAGGTGCGCGGGGTCAACTTTGGCTGGAAATCGTCAAATAAGGCCCGCTGGTACTTGAAAAGAACCGAAATGTGGGACGGGATGCGGCAATGGCTTAAAACGGCACACATTCCAGACGACCGGCAGCTTCAGATCGACCTGACGGGGCCGAAAGAGTGGCATAACTCGCAGGGAGCGTCGATTTTGGAGTCGAAAGACGACATGAAGAAGCGTGGGCTCGCCTCCCCCGACCGTGCCGATGCCCTGTGCGTCACTTTTGCCTTCCCGATAGCCCCCGCCGCGACCGGAAACGTCCTCAAGTTCAAAGGCTGGGGCTGACATGCGGCCACTCAGCAGCTACGCGCCCCAGGGACTCGGCGGAAAGACCGCTTACCTCGATCCCGACCAGCCAAAAAAGAAGACTTTCCAGGTCCCCAACGTCACGCGCCCCATCGAGCCCTACGACGCGATCCAGATGCGCGCCACGCGCGAGTCGGAGCAGCGCCAGGCGCGCGAGCGCGAGGAGAAGGGCATCACGGTGGACGACGCCAAGCAGGCGTACGACATCTACTCCAAGGTCAACAATGCGGGCACCCCCGCAAGCACCCCGTACGGTCAGGCACCTCCTATCCAGGGCGGCTCGGCAGCCGGCGCGCAGTCATCCGGCGCGACCACCTACGCTGCCGGCCCGGAGACGACGTTCACGACCACCGGCGCGAACTCGGGCACGACCATCGCGCCGGCCAGCAACACCGCGACCGCAGGCGGCATGGGCGCGGGGCCGTTCATCGCGCTCGCGGTGCTGGGCATGATGTTCGCGCACGACAAGGCGCGCGAGAGCCAGAAGAACAAGCGTGACCGCTGGCGCGACTACCAGCGATCGATCGGCAACAACCCGAACAAGGTACAGCCGGGTGGTCCGGGGATCACCAAGCCGGGTGGCCCCGGCAGCAGCAACGTCGGCAACTACACCAGACCGGATTAGGACACTGACATGGCACTCACGACAGGCACGATATCGGCGAACGGCGCGAGCGCGACATGGAGCGGCACGGGCGACATGGCGGTGTCGCTCGACTTCGTCGCCGGTGCGCGCGGCACCCTTGTCACGGTCCAGCGAAGCTGGGACGCGGGCGCGACCTGGCATGTGGTCATGGAGAACGAGAACGAGGCTCTCGCATTCGACCAGAGCATCGACTTCACCATGATCTCGCCCTCGGCGACGTTCCTGTGGCGGCTGTTCGCGACCCAGTTCAACCGCAACGTCGCGTTCGCCATCGGCAACTGATCCATGAGGGACTTTGACGACCACGAGAAGGTGCTGGCCGCGCTCACCGCGTGCCAGGAAGCGGAGAAGGATCTGCGTGAGCAGTGCCGCGAGGCGCACCTGTTCGTGGACAAGCGTGACGGGCAGTGGGAGCCGTACTGGTGGACCGCGAGCGACGGCAAGCCCCGCTACACCTTCGACATGACCTCGACCATCGTCCAGCAGATCGCGGGCACGATCCAGCGCAAGGACTTCGACATCAAGATCCGCCCGGCGGATGGCGCGACCTCGAAAACCGACGCGATCATCTACGACGGGATGGTGCGCCACATCGAGAACGCGGGACACCCGGCGGCGAAGCATGTGTTCGCGACGGCGGGGCGCAACATGGTGACAGCCGGCGTGGACGGCTGGCACATCGTGCAGGACTACGAGCAGGGCGACTCCTTCGACCAGCACCTGTGCATCGAGCCCATCGCGAACTACCTCGACTGCGTCTGGTTCGATGTCGGCGCGAAGAAACAGGACATGTCGGACGCCGGCTACTGTTTCGTGCTGGAAGCGATCCCGAAGGACGAGTACGAGGAGGATTACCCGGACGGTTCCGGCCAGTCGGTGCCGTGCGACCGCACCGGCAATGCCTACTACGACAAAGCCGACCAGATCGTCATCGGTCAGGTCTACTACAAGAAGGAAACGGAGCGCGAACTCGTCAAGCTGAACACGGGCGAGGTGTTTGTCTACGACGACGACTTCAAAGCCATCGAAGACGATCTGCCCAGCGTGCAGAAGGAAATCGTCGGTCGGCGCACCGTGAAGGACTCGCGCGTGTGGTCGCGGCTCTTCGACGGCAAGGACTGGCTCGATGAGGAAGAGGAAACCGTCTTCTCGATGCTGCCGGTGATCCCGGCATACGGCAACTTCAAGGTGTTCGAGGACAAGATCCTCTATCGCGGCGTGGTCGAGAAGCTGCTCGACCCGCAGCGCGTCTACAACTACGGCAAGTCGCGCGAGATCGAGGAAGGCGCGCTCGCGCCGCGCGCGAAGTACTGGATGACCAAGGATCAGGCTGCGGGGCACGAGGCGACGCTCCAGACGCTGAACACGAACGCAGATCCGGTCCAGTTCTACAACGCCGATCCGACCGCGCCGGGGCCGCCGCAGCAGGTTGGCGGCGCGATGATCAACGAGGGGCTGACCACGCTCACGGCTTCGATGAAGGAGATCTTCACCGACATCGCGGGCTGGCACGCTGCGAACCAGGGCGACAATCCGGGCCTGCAATCGGGCATCGCGCTCGAGAAGCTGCAAGACCGCGGCGATGTCTCCACGGTCGAGTACGAAACCTCGATGGAGATCGCGATAGCGCAGACCGGGCGTGTGCTGGTGGACGCGATCCCGCGCGTCTACGCGGGCGAGCGTCAGGTGCAGTTGCTGGGTGCTGACGGCAACATCAAGCCCATCGTGATCAACCAGGAGATCTTTGACGAAGCCACGCAGCGCATGGTCGTGCTGAACGACCTGTCGAAGGGCAAGTACACCGTGACATGCAGCGCGGGACCGTCGTTCCAGAACCGTCAGCAGGAGACGGTGGCGACGATCACCGAAATCGCAGCGGTCGATCCCTCGGTCCTCGAGGTGGGCGGCGATGTGCTGTTCGGCAACATGTCGGCACCGGGCATGGATCTGATCGCTGCGCGCAAACGCGCGCAACTGGTCACCGCAGGCATCATCCCGCCGGATCAGATGACACCGGAGGAGACGCAGGCAGCCGAAGAGGCCGCGAAGCAGCCCCCGCCGCCCGATCCGAACCTGATCATCGCGGAAGCCGAATCGAAGAAGGCAGACGCGCAGACCAACAAGATCCAGGTCGAGGCACAGGTGAAGAGCGCTCAGTTGCAGCTTGCGGAGCGCAAAGAGCAGCGCGAAACCGCGACTGCACAGGGCAAGATGCAACTCCAGCAGATGGAACTCGTCATCCGCCAGCAGCAGCAACGCTTCGAGCAGATGCTCGCGATGCAGCAGCAGACGGTCGAGGCACTCAACATGCAGGCTGACACCCTGCGGATCTTGCGCGAAGCGATGGGCGTGGAAGCTATCGTGTCACCGACAGGGCTCGAGGCGTATCGCGAGCAGATCGAAGAGGTGACCGACGCGCAGATCGAACCGAATTCGGCAACCCCACGGTTGCCGGGACCGAACGGGGCGGATTCCCCGGCTATGACCTAGAAGGGCGACGATATGGCTGACAATGACGCAGACGACATCACCGAAATCGAAGGCGACGTACTCCCCGGCGACGACGAATTCGAGCCCAAGGCGGGCGACGAAGACGACGAGGATGGCGAAGGCGACGATGACGATGATGACGAGTCCGAATCGTCACCGGACGACGGGGAAGACGGTGAAGGCACTCCCCAGGCCAAAAAGGTAGCGTTCACTCCCGAACAGCAGGAAGTCTTCAATCGCGTCATCGGTGAGAAAACTCACAAGCAGCGCGAAGCGGAGCGACGGGCGGAACAACTCGCTGAAGAGTTGGCAACCGTGCGTGCGTCCTTGCCACGGGAACAAGAGCCTTTGGTTCCGCCGATGCCTGACCCGTACGACGATCAGTACGAAGCCAAGGTCGGACAACGGGATCAGGCAATCCTCGCGCTCGCGCAGTTTCGGATGCGGCAGCAGTACGCCCAGCAGCAGCAATACGACCTCGAGCGGCAACAAGAACGCGCGCAGTTGGAAGTGGTAGCGGGAATCATCCGTTCCTATGCGGATCAGGCGAAAAAACTGGGAATTCGTGCGGAGGCTCTGCAAGTTGCGGGTGCTGCGGTAAACAGCATCGGCATCGACCCGGAAGTCGCGCAGGATATTCTCGAGGACACGCATGGTCCGTTGATCACGCTGTACTTGGCCAAGAACCTCCTTCATGTCGAAAGGATGAAGGGGATGCGGCCAACGAAAGCTGCTCATTACATCGAAACGGTGGTGAAGCCGCGAGCGACCGCTGCGCGAGTAAAACAGCCCAGTGCGCCCAAGCCCGTGAAAGCCCTTGGTCGAGGCGGTGCGCCTCGCCGGGAACGCGGGCCGAAAGGGGCTCACTACGAGTAGGAGAGTTAGGTCATGGCCAACGACTTTTCCAGTAACTTTACGCGGAAGCTCGCGCGCGTTTTCCTCGAGAAATTCGATTCGGAGCGCGTGTTGAGCAAAAACGTCAACACCCAGTTGCTCGAGGGCAAGTTCGCTCCCGACACGGGCGACATCGTGGACTTCAAGCGTCCCACCGACTACAAGTCGGTGCGTACCGCAACCGGCGACATCACCGGCACGCGGATGGACATCATCACCGGCAAGGCGAGCGGCATCGTGCAGCCGTACTTCACCGTGGTGGTGGATTTCAACGAAGCCGACCAGGCGATCAAGATGGATCAGCTGGATCAGCTTTTGGCTCCGATGGCGACGCGGATCAAGACCGACCTGGAACTGGATTTCGCGGAATTCATGCTGCGGAATTCGGGACTGCTTTCCGGCGTCGTCGGGACACCTGTCACGATCTGGGACCATGTCGCTCGCGCTGGCGCGATGATGGAGTCCAGTGGGGTGCCGAAGGACAACGGCTGGTTCTACGGGATGAACCCGTTCACCCAGACCAAGCTGGCTTCCAACCAGCGCAGTCTCGGTGCCGGTGGCGTCGCGGGCGGGCCGATCAAGACCGCGCACGAGAAGGCGACGATCACTGAGAACTTCGCCGGCATGGATGTGATGACGGCAACGTCGCTGGGCTCGGTGGTCATGCCGACTGCGGCTGATCTCGCCGGTGTGCTGTCGGCGAACCCGCTGGTGACGTATCTCGCGCACAAGGACACGATGATCCAGTCGTTGCCTGTCAGTGGCTTCACGGTCAGCATCACGATCCCGAAAGGATCGGTTGTGCGGATCACGGGGCGCAACAGGCTGAACCTGTCCACGCGCAAGCTGATCCTGGACGAGACGGGCGCACCTGTCGTCTACACCGGCGTGCTGACTGCGGATGCGGTCATCGACGGTGCGGGCGTGGGCACGCTGCTCGTTTCCGGCCCGGCGATCTTCGAGGCCAACGGCGGCTACAACACCGTGAACTCGGCACCCGTCTCGGGTGATGTGGTCACGATCCTGAACGCTTCCGCGTCCACCATCCAGCCGAACCTTTTCTGGCACAAGCAGGCCTTCGGCATCGGCTCCGTTCCGATCAAGAAGCTGTACTCCACCGACACGTTGGCAACAACGGAAGATGGGCTCCAGTTCCGCGTGAGCAAGTACGCGGTCGGCGACGCGAACAAGCAGGTTGTGCGGTTCGACTTCAGGCCCGCGTACGCGGTGTTCAATCCGTTCTTTTCGGGCCAGTCTTTCGGCTTCCCGTGAGGTCTGATTGCTGAAGGTGTGGTTCGGTGGAGCGATCCACCGGACCACTTTTTTGAACCTCAAGGAGATCCTGCTATGCGTATCACATGGAAGCGCCCATCGGGCAGCACGATTGAAACCAACGACGACCCGGAAACCGTGAAGGAAGCCGAAGCGTTGGGCTGGACCCGCAAGGGCAAGGCGAAGGAAGACCCGCCCGCGTACCCAGTCGCGGGTGATGACGACACCGCAAAGGAAGATGCGGAGTCGAGGGCTGCCGATCAGAAGGAATTCGAGGAAGAAGGCGAAGACGACCTCGAGCTTGACCAAGACCCGGAGAAAGCCAAGAAGAAGAAAAAGGGCAAAACGGGCGACCCGGACTGGCTGAAGTAGGAGACGAATCGTGGCAACTGTCGCACAGGTATTGAACGCTGCGCTGAAGCGCATCCTCGTACAGGGTGCGGCAGTTGACCTCGACCCCGAAGAATACCAAGACGCAATCTTCGCGATGAATAACTACATGCTCGCGCTCGACGCGCAGGGAGTCACGCTCGGTTACACCGTGGTGAATAATCTGGCTCAAACGGTAACCGTGCCCACCGGCGCGCTGCGCGGGCTTATCGCGAATGTCGCCATCGAATGCGCTCCCGATTACAACGGGATCGTGAGCCCGCAACTCGAGGTGGCGGCAGCCGATGGACTGAACACCATGCGACTGATTGGACAGCGCATGGGTGCCACTCGTTTCCCCAGCACGCTCCCGATGGGCTCGGGCAACGAGGGACAGGTCGGCAGCGGCTGGCTCTCGCACTTCTATCCCGACGAGGAGGCAGCAATCCTCGCCGAAACAACCGGCGCAATCGGGCTCGAAGAGGGCACCGATGCAGCAGCAGGGGGACCGTGATGCAACAGGCACAAGGCAGGCGCATCAGCCGCTTCCCCGGCAACACGCTGATCCCGTCCGACGCGCAGTTCGACTTCATCTCGGGCGGCGTGAACTACCGCATCTCGTACACCGATCTGCTGCCGCTGCTCGGCGCGACCGGCGTGCTGGATCAGGTGGGTGATCCGCTCGGTGCGCCGGTGCTGGACCCGGCGGGCACGCTCTACCACATCCGCAACCTCGAGGCAGGACCTGGCATCATCCCGCTGATCAGCCCGATGAACGGGATCACGCTGAAGCACAACTTCACCGTGGACGCGGTCGGCGTGCCGCTGATGGCGCTCCCTGCGGCACTCTCGCCGATCTTCCGCAGCATCATCGCCGGCCCCGGCATCAACGTCGCCGACGCGGGCAACCAGATCCAGATCAGCACCTCGGGCATCCCGGTATCGACGCGCACGGTGATCGTGAACCAGATCAGCGATTTCCCCGCGCCCGTGGGCAACGTGATCACGCTGGTGCCCGACACCCAGTACTTCATCTACAACTCGATTGCGATGGGCACGACGCGCATCGTGATGACCAACAACACCAGCATCGAGGGCGCGGATTCCTCGGTGGTGGAGATGACCTTCGCCGGCCCCGGCTTCATGTTCACCGCAGTGGACGCGAACATCCGCTTCGGGCGCATCAGGCTGACCTCGACAACGGAACTGTTGAGCTTCACCAATGCAGCCCTCGACAAGAACATCCAGTTCATCGACATGACGATGACCGGGCTGATCCTCGGCGTGATCAACGGTTGTCGCGCGCTGCTGCTGAATAACTGCGCGACGACCTTCACCGGCGGCGTCGGGTTCAACATCACCGGCAGCGTCGGCGCGTTCATCGCCTCGTTCCTGACCGGGTTCACGGCAGCCAACGGTCCTGTGTTCGCCATTGCCACGGCACCCGCGATCCCGGTGTTCATCGCGAGTACCTGCCTGGTCAACCTGACGGTGCCGGGCTCGATCTTCATCGTCGGCAACAACGATGTGAACATCACCGACATCAGTACCGTGTTCGGGTGCCGGATCTTCAATCCGGGCGGCGGCACGCCCCTGCTCAACGTGAGCCCCGACAACGCGCGCTGGCAGTTCCTGAGCAACGACCTGATCCGCGACACGCTCCCCGGCGCGGTGACGCAACTGATCAACAACGGGGCACCCACCGTGATCGCAGCGATCAACACCCCGGTGCTGATCACCGGCGCGTGGGTGCAGGCGACCGCGAGTCAGTTCACGACGACCGCAGCGGGCCGCATCACCTACACCGGGATCTCCGGGGTGACCGCGAACATCACCATCGACGCGACGCTGCTCGCGGCGGCGGGTCCGGTGAACACGTTCACCGTGTATCTCCGCGTCAACGGGGTGATGAAGGCGCAGCAGCAGATCACCTGTGACGCGACCGACCCGCAGATGATCTCGGTCAGCTGGCGGCACACGTTCATCACGGGCGAATTCGTGGAGGCGTGGATCGAGAACAACGACGACGCCGACGATGTGATCGTGCGCTTCGCGACGTTCCTGGTGGGCTGAGATGCAGGCACTGCCCATCACCAACGGGTTCTACACGAGCCCCAGCCTGCCGGCGAGCGCGCAGCAATGCACGAACTGGTATGTGAACGTGAACGAGACTGAGGGAGCGCTCTTCCCTGAAAACCTGTTCGGCACGCCGGGCTCGGAGTTCCTCACCTCGAGCGGCGCGGGCTCGATCAATCGCGGCGGCTGGATCATGGCCGGCGTGCCCTACTTCGTGAACGGTGAACTGCTCTACCGGCTGAACCGCGACTTCACGCTGGACGCGCTCGGCGTCGTGCCCGGCACGCGGCGCGTGTCGATGTCGGACAACGGTCGGCAGTTGTGCGTGATGGTGCCGGGCGGCGCGGCGAGCAAGGGTTACATCTTCACCGCAGACCCGGACACGTTCACTGAGATCACCGACCCCGACTTCCGCGCCAGCGGCAACCCGCAGTACGTCGTGTTCGTGGACGGGTTCTTTGTCTTCACCACCGACAGCAAGAAATTCATCTGCTCGGAACTGAACGATGGACTCAACTACAACGCGCTGGATTTCGGCACTGCGGAAGCTGACCCGGACGACATCGTCGCGCCTATCGTCATTCGCAACCAGCTTTTCATCGGTGGTTCGGAGACGATGGAGGCTTTCCAGAATATCGGCGGCGCGGGCTTCCCGTTCCAGCGCACGGGCCTCTTTATCACGAAGGGTATCTCGGCTCCGCTCTCGATCATCAACGCCAGTGATACCTTCATGTTCATCGGTGCGGGGAAGAATGAGTCGCCCGCAATCTGGAGCCTCGAGGGCAACAGCGTCTCGAAAGTGAGTACGGTGCCCATCGACGCGATCCTGCAATCGATCACCGACGTTGAGCTCGAGGAGGTCTTCGCGTGGAGCTATGCACAGAAGGGCGCGTACTTCGTGGGCTTCTCGCTGCCCAGCACGACGCTGGTGATCGAGACGATCAGCGGTCGATGGCATGAGCGCAAGTCGCGGATCATCGACCCGCACGAGCAAGTGCAGATTGTCCGGTCGCGGATCAACTCGCTGGTTTCGGCATACGGGCTGGTACTGGTCGGCGACTCGCAGGATGGTCGCATCGGCTCACTCGACCCGGAAACGTACACCGAATACGGCAATCCGATCATCCGGGTGGTGGCGACGCAACCGTTCTCCGTTACACCGGGGGAATCGTTCACGGTTCCTAAGCTCGAGCTGATGATGGAGTCCGGTGTTGGCAATGCCGATGTGCCCGATCCCAGCGTGATCATGGAGCGCAGCGGCAACGGCAAGACCTGGAAGGACGGGCGCGCGAAGCGGATCGGCAAGGTGGGCGAGTACGACTGGCGCAGCATCTGGCGGCGCAACGGTCGCGTCGCGCGCTTCGAGGTGTTCCGCTTCACGTTCTCGGACGCGGTGAAGCCCGTGATCCTCGGGCTGATGGGAGATCTCCTGTGAGCAAGCGCACGGTGGTGCCTCCTGTCGCGACGCAGCCCATCGTGAACACCCGGTTCACGATGGAAGAGGCCTTCCGCAACTGGACCCTGCTGGTGACATCGCTCGGCGTGCCGGTGATCGGCGAGGGCTCCCCGGAAGGCGTCGTGGACGCACCGCAGTTCGCGCTGTATCTCGACTCGCTGGCTATCGTTCCGCCGATGCAGTACCGCAAGATGATCACGCAGATCGGCGGCAACACGAAACTGGGCTGGCTGCCCGTGTGAGGTGACAGATGGGTATGGACTGGCTGTCGGACATTCTGGGTGGCGGCGGTGAAGAATCCGTTTCCAAGGAGCAGCGCGAAGAGAACCGGCTGGCACGGGAATTCATCCGCGAGCAGGGCAAGGAAGCGCGCAAGGATGTGCTGCGCCTGTTCCCGCAGGGCACTGCGGCGCGCGGCGCGGGAGGGCAGGCTGCAATCGATGTGTACCGGGGGATGCTGCCGGCGCAGTCGCAGGCATTCCAGCAGGGCAACCTGGCCGCGCAGCGCCAGCTACAGGCCGGTCAGGGCACCTACCAGAGTGCGATCCTCGGCACCCCGCAGCAGGGGCGGCAGTTCGTGAAGCCGCAGATGATGAACCCGGACATGAGCTTCATCCCGACGACGATCCCGCAGCAGTTGCAAGGGGGCGGGCCACCCCCGCTGGAACTGAGCGACAACCCCGGCAAGGGCAAAGGGAAGGGCAAGAACCGCAACAACGCGATCACGAATGGGCTCGGCGGGCAGAACCCGTAATCCACAGGAAATTCACATGGCACTCACAGCCCAGCAGATCCTGCAACAGAAGGCCGCGCAACAGGCGGCAGCAGGGATGCCCGCGACCAACACCGCGATGCCGATCAACATGGCGCAGGCGGCAGGGCAAGCTGTCACCGGCGGGCTCGGCGGCACCCAGATGATGCAGCCGCGTACTGCTGGCACCGCAGCACCGGCACCCGCCCCGCGCCCCGGCTTCAGCATCAAGACCGCGTACGGGCCGAACGTGAAGGGCGCTCCGCAGACCGGGCTGGTCGGCGCGCAGCGCGCACAGCTGGGTGGCCTGCGCGGCTTCGAGGGTGCGACCGCGCAGGGGCTGACGGGGTCGACTGCCGCGATCAACCAGGGGCTCGGCGGCGCGCAGCGCGCGATCACCGGCGCACGCGGGCAGGCTCTCGATCTGCTGAACGATCCCTCGGGCATCAACGCCCGTCAGGCCAGCAGCACGATCAAGCAGGGCACCACGAGTGCGCTGCGGGGCTTGAACGCTACCCAGCGACAGGTGCAGGGCCAACTGGCAGCCGGTACAAGCGACGTAGACGCACAGGCAGCAGCAGCGGGTAACTTCGGGGCTCAGGACGCGCGTGGCGCGTTCCAGCAGGGCGCACAAGGCCTCGAGCAGTTCGCCGGGCAGGGCCGCGACGCGAACCAGCAGCAGGCAGCCCTGTCGGGCGCGCTGGGTCCAGAGGCTCAGGCGAAAGCCTACGCGGCGTACCAGGAGTCTCCCGGCCAGTCGTACCTGCGTGAACAGGGCGAGCGGGCCATCACGCGGAATGCGGCTGCGACCGGGGGACTCGGAGGCAGCCGGGTGTTGCAAGAACTCCAGAAGCAGGGCATCGGGATGGCGGCGCAGGATTTCGATGCCTCGTTCAACCGTCTGGGAAGCCTCGCAGAACGCGGCGCAGGGGCAGCAGGGCAGCAGGCAAGCCTCCGGGGTCAGGAAGGTGGTGTACTGGGCTCTCTGGCCGGCCAGCGCGGTCAGGCGCAGACCGAAACGAACATCACGAACGCCGGGAACACACTACAGGCCGATCTGGCGAACCAAGGGCTGCAAGCCGACATGGCGAAGACCGGCGCGCAGATTACCGCCGGGCTCGGCGGGCAGAAGGCAGACATCGCCAGCACGATGGCTGGTCAGGCTGCCGGGTTGCAGGGTGCGGCCAACCTCGCGGCAGGGCAGGAGCGGAGCCAGAACGCGCGCACCGGCGCGGGTATCGCGGCAGGGCTCGGTGGACAGCTTGCAGACATCCGTACGGGCGCAGGAGAGGCCAAGGCGGGCCTTACCCAAGGGGCAGCGTCGGACACTGCGGCAGCGCGTCTGGCGACGGGCCAGAGCCTCGGGCAGGACCGCACGCAGGCAGGCCAGAACATCGCGACCAACGCAGCGGCGACCTCGGAGCAGATCGCGGGCCTGCTGGCGAACCAGGGCGCGGGTCTTGCCGACATGCTGGGTCAGGCCGGCGGCGATGTCGCTACCGTGTTGAACAACCTCGGGCTGACGCAGGGTCAGGCGTACGACCAGGTCGCGGCGGCACTGGCGAACATCAAGACCAACCAGGCTACACAGGTAGCGGGCCTGCCGGGACTGGGCGGTACGCAGGGCGGCGGGGGTACGGGCATCGCGCCGATAATCAACGCAGGGGCCACCGCGTACAGCGCGTACAAGCAGCCTTGAGGATCGATCGATGGCGACGGCATACGCAGACAAGTTCCAGCAAGGGCTCACGGGCGAGCAGCCGATACCGGAGTCGATGCCCGCGCCCCTGCCGGGTCAGCCGGCACCCGCGCCCGGCGAGGATTACAACAAGGGGCGTACCGGGCACCGCATCCTGAACGCGGTGATGGGGTTTGGTGCCGGGCTCACCGGAACCGGCCCGGAGTTCCTCGAGCGGCTCGACAAGAACCGTCAGGAGGCGATGATCAAGGACATGGTGCTGGTCGATGATGCGCTCGCTGACGGGCGCGTGAGCGACGCGCGCGAGGCATTGCTCGACCGGCTGAAGGAGATCAAGCGTCTCGGCGGCAACCCGCGCCACACGATCCACGTTCTCAACCAACTGGACAGCGGTGACTTCAAGGGAGCGAAGAGCTACGTCAGGGACGGGCTCGACAATGCGGTGCGTCAGGGGATGCTCGAGCCGCGTCAGGTGGACCGCACGGTCACCTCGCAGAACCAGTTGCTCGAATTCGAGGGTGAAGGTGGTGAAATGAAAATCACCGATCTGCCGCTCCGCAAGGATACGGGAGGCTCGAGTGGTTACGTCTGGGGCGACAGTGATCTCGCGGTGGACAAGGACGGCAACCAGTTCCACGTTGCCCGGAAGGGAGACAAGGCGGGTGGTATCAGTGAATCGGATGTCACGCCGGTGCTGGGACCAGACATGCAGGCGCAGACTCCGACCAGTAAGTTGACGATTTTGCAGCGAGGTCAGACACCCGCACAGATCGTGACGCATGAGGGTCGGGTGCAGAGTGCGAAGACCGAAGCGGAGAAAGACGCGGAGGATACCGTCGCCGCGAAGCGCGAGGGACTGGCGGCGCGGGACCAGATGCGTAACGTGAATCAAATGCTGACACTGCTCGAGAAAGTCGAGACGGGTGGCCTGACCCAGTATCGTCAGGCAATCGCGAACTTCCTCAACCTGAAAGACCCGACCACGGTCACGCTGGGTCAGTTGGAGCAGGGCTTCGGCGACCAGGTCATGGTGGCCTTGAACAACATGAAGGGACCGGCAACGGAGCGCGAGCGCGAGTACCTCGAGCGGATCAAGGCGAACATCCGCAAGGGCACCGCAGTGAACCGTGCGATGTTGCAGGATGTGCGTGCCATCGCGGAGAACAAATTCAAGCGTGGTCAGTGGCTGCAACAAAATCCCGGTGCGTCGGTGTACGACTCGTTCCTCCAGTACGGGGACGACAACTTCGATCAGCAGCAAGAGCCGCAGCCGGATCAGCCGACCGCTGCGCCTGCGCTGCCGGCGCAGCAGACAGCCGCACCGGCGACGCCTGCTGCTCCCGCTGCGCCTGCGGTTCCGGCTGCCGCGCCGACAACGGGTGGCAAGACTTTCGAGGAGCGCAAGGCCAGCTACCTCCAGCCGGGGACACCGTAGATGGCAACCATCCAAGAACTCAAGGATGCGTTCATCCGCGCCGATGACGCTGGTGACAAGGAAGTCGCTGCCTCGTTCTTGAAGGACATCGAAGCAGCGATGGCACAGACCCCGGTGCCGACCGAAGCGGAGGTCGGGCGTGGTCAGGCACCCGAAGGCACCGCGTGGCGTGGACCCGCGCAGCCCGGCGATGAGCGACCGCAGCCAGCGTTCCAGCCCGTGCCGCGCAAGGGGTTCAAGGAGAACCTGCTCGAGAGTGGGCAGACCGCAGTGGGGCTCGGTGAGAACGCACTGACTGCGATCACGGGTGTGACCTCGGGGCCGGCAGCGGCTATCGGCAACACGCTGAGTGCGGGCCTGTCGGGCCTGGCCGGCAACCCGGATCTCGATGAGCAGGGGATGCCGAAGGACTTCAACACCCTGATGAACGAGGGCTACGAGGCGGGCGTCTACTCGCCGCGCACCGAAGAGGGTCAGCGCATCGCGGGCGATGTCGGCAACGTGATGAACAAGGCGCAACTGCCGCCCTTCATCCCCGAAGCACCTGTTCTCTCGAATGCCTCGAGGACTGCGCCGGGTGCGCGCGGATTGCAGAAGGGCGCAGACGCGATGGCGGATGCGGAACTCGCATCGCGCACCCGTGGGCAGTTGGTCAGCATGGACCCCAAACTGCCCAGTGATCCCGCACTCGCTGCACGACAGGCACCGTTCTACGGTGGCTTCAAGCGTGAGCAATTCAACCGTGATGTGGAAGCGGCGCGGCGCGAGCGGGAAGCCGCGAAGGCGCGTGCCGATGTCGAGATCGATGACTTCGTGAACGAGGTGGGTGGGAAAGGAACGGTTGCCGAAGCGGGCGAGGCAATAATCGATCAGGGATTCAAGGCGTACAACTCGATCATCGAGACGTTCGATGACTTCTACAAACGTGCGGGCGCACCGCGCAGGGGAGTCGCGCGGGTCCGTACCACCGATCTGCCCGGCACGCTCGACTCGGAATTCTCGCAGCACACGAACCCGCTGGTGCGTCGTCTCGCGGAGGAGGCCAACAAGCCTGGACAGATTCTCAATTCACAGGGGCAGCCGACCAAGCTGACCTACACCCCCGCAGAGGTGAAGGGGGCGCTCCGCATCGTGCGCGGCCAGGTGCGTAAGTTGATGGCAGCGGAGAAGGGTGGTACTGGCGTAGACCCGCGCCGGCTCGCGATGCAGAAGCTCCAGACCAGTCTCGAGAACGATCTGAAAACGTGGAGCCGCACGAGCCCTGCGGCGCGCAAGCAGTACAAGCTGATGGAGTGGGTGGATGACAAGTTCGCGAATTCGGTCGGCAAGATTCGCGAGAACTTCGACATCCGGGGCAGCGGTCGCTACAGGAACCAGTGGCCCGATGTTCCCACGCTGCTCGGTGAGGCGCGCAGTCCGAAGTCGGGAGGTACGCTGGCCGCGCGCACCAAGGAACTGCTGCCGGGTGCGGTGCCGGATATGCAGAAACTCATCACCGCGATGGCAAGGCAGGATCGCAAGTTCTTGACGAGTGACTTCGCACGCACGGTGTTCGATCCTAAGATCATGGACGAGGTCGAAGCGATGCTGAAACGGTCGGAGCAATAGGGGAACAACATGGCACGGTTCGGCAGCATCGGCACGCAGTACTTCGACAACGCGGGCGACCCGCTGGTCGATGGTCACCTCTACTTCTACGAGTCGGGTACGACGGCACCGAAGATCACGTTCGCGGATGTGAACCTGTCGATCCCGAACAGCCACCCGGTGCAACTCTCCGCTGCGGGCCGGCAGCCGAACATCTTCTTCGAGGGCTCGGCTCGCGCGATCCTGACCGACGAGTTCGATGTGCAGATCGAGGCGCGCGACCCGGTGGGCGGCGAGTTCCAGGAGGGCGCGTACTCACCGTGGAACTCGCTCACGATCTACGACGTTCCCGACATCGTGATCGGCTCGGACGGCAACGTGTACGTCTCGATTGCCAACGGCAACCAGAAACACGATCCCACGACGAGCCCCGCGTACTGGACGCAGTTGAAGGAGATCAGGGTCTGGAACCCGAACGAGATCTACATCATCAACGACCTCGTGCAGGCCGCGAACGGATTCATCTATGCATCGATCCAGAACGCGAACCTGAACCACGCGCCACCCAACCTCGCGTGGTGGACGACGATTGTGGACGCGCTGCCCTCGACCGGCGGCGTCGTGCAGGGCAACACCGCATCCCCGACTCCGCTGGTGCGGATCACGCAACTCGGCACCGGGGACGCGCTGCGCGTCGAAGCGGCAACGCGCCCGTTCGTCATCGAGGCGGGTGGGCGCGTGCGGATCGGATTGGTGAACAACCAGAATCCCGCTGACCGGCTCGAGACATCGTTCGGCAACATCGCGCAGTACACGTTCAGCGACAACGCGGCGGTGAACCCCTACGACACTTACAAGAGCCGGGGCACTGCGGAAGGGATACATGCGGTCGTGCAGGTTAACGATGTCACCAAGCATCTGCGCTCTTGGGCATCGGACGGCGCGAATTACCTGCAAGTCGGCAGCATAATATTCCAGACAGACGCGCCGGTTGTCGCGTCTTCGGGTCCGATACCCATCGGCACAGCACCCAGCCGATTCTCGGTCAACGTGATGGCACCCTCGGTCGATGGTGGTGTCACGCCCGGTGTGCTGACCGAACGCATCCGCGTCACCAGCACCGGGAACATCGGCTTCAGCAACACGGGCCTGACCAACAGCAGCGTGCGCGCCGGGCAGAACATCACGGGCAACGCGACGGCTGCCCAGTTCAACGCGACCGGCATCGTGCAGTCGGATGTCGCTTCGGCGCATATCTACCTGTCGGGTGTCGTCAGCACCGCAGCAGCGGTATTCGTGCTGGCTAACCTGATTCACTTCCGCGCAGGCAGCGCGGTCCTGAGTCCCGGTGCGGGTAGCTCGGTCACCAACCAGATCGGGTTCGGGGTGGGCAACAACCTGTTGGGTGCCTCGAGCAACTTCGGGTTCCGCTCGGATCTCGCAGCCGCTGCGGGTGTGTGGGGTTTCTTCGGCGCGACAGCGCAGAATGCCTTCGGCGGCATGACCAAGTTCGGCAGCACCGCTGTGCCCACCGAAGTGGTGGATGTGCAGGGCAACGTGCTGGTCAATGGATCGGTCCTGATCATCAACCCCGCCACACCGCTCGGCTACGGACCCGGTGTCGGCACGAGTGTCGTGCAGGCTACCAACAAGGCAACGACTGTCGCGATCAACCGCGCCAGCGGTCAGATCACGATGAACAACGCGAGCCTCGCGGCGAACACCGCAGTCGGGTTCGTGGTGACCAACACGATGGTGACGCTGAACGACACACCCGTCGTGACGATCAAGTCGGGCAACACGGCGAACGCTTACCATATCCAGGTCGATGGCGTGCAGAACGGTCAGTTCGTTATCTCGCTGCGTAACATGACCGCTGGCGCGCTCGCTGAAGCCGTCGTGCTGCAATTCAACATCATCCGGGGAACGATCACATGACGATCACCAAACAGAAAGCAGTCGAGCAGTACTTCGTGTTCCCCGCGCCGCGCAAGGAGGTCGAGGTGCATTGGCGCATCACGTACCTCGAGGACGGCGTGCCCTCGGACACCAAGCTGAAGAGCCAGCTTTACACCGAAGCCGACAAGGCAGCCCTGATGGGGGATCTGCCGAACACGGTCGCGAACAAACTCTCCGACATCGCGGGGTGGGCGTGATGCCGCTCAAGAAGGGCAAGTCCCGCAAGGTGGTCAGCGAGAACATCCGCAACGAGATGGCTGCCGGTAAGCCGCAGAAGCAGGCGGTAGCCATTGCACTCAACACCGCGCGACGCGGCAAGAAGCCGAAGAAGCGCGGTCCCAAGGGAGCGAAGTACCAATGACACTTCTCACGCTGATCTTCGTGGTGGTGCTGTGCATGATGCTGGTGTATCTCGGACAGCACGTTCCGGCTCCGTTCCCGTGGGTGCTGTACGCGATTGCCGCGCTGGTCATCCTGATCGTGCTGCTGCGCGTGCTGGGCGTCGATATGGGTGCCTCGCTGTGACCAAGAACGTCACCGCGAAGTCACACACGATGGTCAGTGCCGGTGGTGGTGTGTGGGGCTCCTCGGGTGCGCCGCCCAGCGGCGGCACGGCTGCGCTCGGGTGGAGCGCTCCCGCCGGGCTCGCCGCCGGTGGCATCCTGGTCATCACGACTGACGGCACGTTCAACTTCGGCACGCAGGGTCCGAACGTCGCGCTGTACGACGACTACGCGGGTGGGGTGGCGGGCAACGCCATCGCGAACAACCACCCGCTGGTCGGGCTCTGGCTCGGCAACCTCGGCAACTACTCGCCCGCGATCTTCGCGAACGGTGGGCGCGACGGCTCGACCTGTGGCGCGATGTTCAACGCCGCCGGCTCCAGCACGCAGAAGGTGCGGAACAATCGCGCGAACCTCGGCGCGGCTGTCTCGGAGGTCTTCGCCTGTTGGTCAACCATGTTCCCCGGCGGCATCACGGGCTCGGGCACGCCGGGTGTGTGGCCGGCTAGCTCGCACCTGAAGAACATCTGGTTCTCGCATGGCGATGCCATCGAGTCGGGTGACGGCAACGACATCGTGCTGTACTCGCACAGCAGCCAGACCGCGTCCACCGTGGTCGGCAACGATTCGAGCGACACCGTCTACTTCGACGCCGCGACCAAGTCGCAGGGCAACTATGACTTTGCCGGGTGGAACGTCTACGAGTCGTGGCTGAAGGGCGGGCCGAATCCGATGGTGGACAAGTCCACGGTGTACGGCTGCCTCTCGAATGCGAATCACAAGGGTGAACAGACGCGCACCGATGGCAACCCTTTCGATCCGACTGATGGCGTCCTCGACCGCGTGCAGTTCCCCGGCTGGTTCGGCAACCTGAACTCGAGCGAGGTGGGTTTCAACCCGCTGGTCGATGATCTCTACGTTGCGTACGGTCCCGGCTCACCGGCGCGTATGATCCTCGGCGACGCGCCGACATGGGCAGCGGTGAAGCAGCGGTGGCTCGCGCCGCCGATCACCGGGCAGTGGGGCCAGCTTGCCGCGCAGTGCCGCATCCCGAAGACGCTGAGTGGCATACAGGGTCTGTTCCTGTATGTGCGTGACGGCAACAACGGGCTGGTCAACGCGAACGGAGTGCTGATATGACCGCTGCGGTTGATACCAACCTGACCACCGGGTACACCATCACTGTCGGCACCACGGGTGGTTCAATCAGTGCGGTCAAGCCCAGTGCGGTGGTCGCCGGGGACTATGTTCTGGCGTGCATCTCGCTGCGAGTGGGGACGGCACCAACGCTCGCCACGTTCCCAGATCAGGCGGGTTTCACGACGCTGTACTCGGTCGGTGGGGCCAGCGTCAGCGCCCGTCACTCCTGGGTCGGAGTCAGGAAGATCGACGGCGGCGAGGGCGCGAACTTCGCGTTCGACTGGTCGTCCATCGGCGGCACCTACACCGCCTCAATAGCTGGCGTATTCCGCATCACGGGCGCGGATGCAACGACGTTCCTCGACACACTGGTCACCAATGACATCAGCTACTCCGATACCGGGTCTGGCTGGTCGCTGGACCCCGCGAGCGTCACCACGACCGAAGCGAACGTCCTGCTGATCGGCATCTATCTAGGAAAGCCGGGCAACCTGCTGGTCAACGACGACACTGTTTTCCCTGCTGGTCAGACCAAGGTCTATCGCGGCGGGCAGACATCGTGGGGTGGATCAACCTCTGCCCAACTCGCGCTCAGTTTCCAAGTGCAAGCTGCCGCTGGAGCGAGTGGCGCGAAGCAATGGAAGCTGTCTACCGGCGCAAGTGTCTTTGGCTCGGCGCTCAACTTCGGGGTCAAGTCGGCAGCGGCACTCAACCCGGAGGTGACGCTCGCGAGCCCCGGAACCGGCGTCGGCTACATCGACGCGGTCGCGCCGCTGGTGACCGGCAACAAGCTCGAGTGGATCGCGGTGACCTCGCCCGGCGGCTACCCGGTGACCGTGAACGCGAACGCGAGCTTCACCATCAGCGGCAATCCGCCCGATGGCAGCTACACGTTCGATGTGCGCGCGTGGGACGGTGTGTGGGGTCCGTTCGCCACCCAGACCGCAGTGATCGCGGGCGGTGTGGTCGTGGGCACGCCACCCAACTACTTCCTCGGGTCGAACCCGGTCATCACGGGAGAGGGCTCTGCGCTGCCTGTGCGGCTGCCTGTGAAGAAGCCGGTCGTGAAGCCTGCCAAGGGTGGCGGCAGCAAGGCGCGGCCCGCTGGCGCGCAACAGGTGGTCGTGTTCACCGACAACTTTGATCGCGCCAACGGTGCGATGGGTGCGAATTGGACACAGGTCACGAACCCGAACACGCTGCAAGTCCTGAGTAACCAACTCGCCATCGTCAACAACCAGCCGGGGAGCGCTCGGGCCAACGCTGTACTGGCGAACAACCAGTACTGCAAGATCAAAGCTGTCACTGTCCCGACTGCTGCCCCCGACAACGAGTCAGCTTTCCTGTACGTTCGCTGGAACGGTACGGCTGGATATTTCATCCAGTGGACGACGACCTATTTCCGGCTGGCGCGCGATCCGGGCGATGTGTTCCTCGCCAATGCTGGCGCTCAGGGTGTAGCGATCAACGACATCATCGAGATCGGCATCATAGGCACGACGATCTCCTGCAAGATAAACGGGGTGGAGAAGATCTCCTTCGTGGACGCTACTCACGCCGCCGGAAGTGCCGGGGTCCGGGTGAACATCTTCGGAGTGTCCCTCGCTAACGGTAAGCTCGATGACTTTGAGTGCGGGAACATTGTCTAAAACACTCGTCCTCGCGTTTCTGCTGCTGTCGCTCATTGCAGGGTGTGCGACATCCGTAAGGCGCGAGGGCGAGTTCCTCCTGCTCGCCTGCACGTTCATGTGCGTGCTGCGGATCACCGATGGCGAGGGGACGCTGGAGTCGCAGTTGCGGAAGAAGCGCGCACCGGATGAAGCTGGTTCCCGCTGATCGCGTTGCGGTCGCTGCGGCAACTGCTGGGCGTGCAGGAGAAGAATGCCCAGTAGACCTGGTTGTTCTTGCGTAGTCGGCAGCGCACGGTCGTGCGTAGCTCCATCTCCAGAATCTCGAAGCCGTACTTGTCGCAGATGAAGCGGATCTCGCGCTCGCGAATCTTGTTCATGGTTTCAGTTCCTTCGCCATTTCCTTGATGACCCGCACCAGGTATCTCTCGAGTGCCGTGACCGGCTTCACGCCTTCCATGCCGGCGTAGACCTCGTAGGCATCGTGGACCCGGCGCGCCAGCACCGTGCGCCCGTGCAGCGCGCAGGAGTGGCATATGCATTCATCCAGTGGCTCGTGCATCAGGATTCCTCTTTTGGTTTGGTGCGCTCGGTCAGCGGGTCGGTGTCCCACGCGAAGAAGTGCCGCATCCAGCACATGCGTTCGTTGGTCATCGCGGTGTAGTAGGTGTCGGTCTTGCCGTCCTTGGTGAGGAACACCAGCGCGATGTCCTCGATCTCGTCTGCCTGCTCGAGCATGTGCAGGAGCATGACACGGGGGTTCGTGCGAACCCCCGGCAGCATCTCGACCTTAGGCTTGGGCATCGGTCAGCTTCTCGATACGCTCGAGCAGGCGCGTGCGCTCTTCTTGCAGGCGCAGCACGGTCTGGCCCAGCGAGTGGTTCTGGTTCCGCAGCGCGACGTACTCGGCGGCGAAGCGCGGGTCGGACATCGAGCGCATCGCCACCGCGAGATCCATCATCGCCATGCGGAATTTCTCATCGCTATCGACCTCGCCATCGCGCCAGAAGATCTGGCCGGTCTGCGTGATGCGGATCACGGGCTCGCCGTTCGCGTCCATGACCATCAGCGCGGGATCTGTGGGCGTGGCGGGTCGTTCGGTCACTATGTCCATGTCGTCTCCTAGTTGTAGCTGAAATTCTCAGCTTTCGATTGTCGGATCATTTCATCGATCATCCCGATGTCGAGCTTCATCAGGTGATCCACGCAACTGTCGTCGTTGTGGCAGAGCATCACGATCTCGCCCA